GGTGATCGCCATGGTGTCCTCCTGTGGACGGATCTAGGGGGTGAGGCGGTCAGCGGATGCCGAGCGCCGCTTCGAGGTCCTTCTGCAGCTGGGAGCTGTTCAGTCCGGGGACCTGATTGCCACCGCGTGCGCCCTGACCGAGATCCGGCGGGGCCGTCTCCTGCGCAGGTGCGATCCGATCCACGAACGCCGCCACGGCGTCACGGTCCGGTGTGCCGTCCTCACCGACGAACTTGGCGAGGTTGATCCCGTCGATCACTTCGTCGACATCCAGGCCACGACCGGCGGCCGCGACTCGGAAGGCATCGGCGACACGTTCGGCCCCGAGCTCGCCGAGCACTTCACTGCGAGCAGCTTCTCGAGCCTCACGCACAGCACGTTCCTGATCGGACTCGTACTGCTTGCGGAGACCCTCGAGCTCCTTCGCAGCTCCAGCGTTCGTCTTCGCTCGCTCCTCCCACTTCCGAGCCTTCTGCAGCTCGGAACGGAGGCGGGCAACCTCGGCGACCGGATCGTCGTCGCCCTGTGCAGGGGTCGGAACGTCGGATGCGTCGGCGGGATCGTTCGGCGTCGGCTCCTGTGCAGGATCCGGCTGGGTGTTACTCACGGTGGGTTCCTCCCGTGCGGGTGGTTGGTTGTGCCCCGTGCGGGGCGGGATCTCAGACCCGGATGCCGGGAACGTCCTCGGCGACAGTTGCCAGGTGACGTGCGTTGATCACCTGGCCGGGGTCGGTGTCGCCGTAGATCGGCACGACGATGCAGTCGCAGTGGTCGTGGCCGAACGAGGCCGAGTCGTTCGAGCGGTACCGCTGCGATGCGGCGGTGGAGCAGAACGTGCAGCTGTTGCCGGTGAGCACTCGGCGCCAACCGACGACGCCGGTGCCAGAAGTGAGGTTCGCGACCTCGCGGGACGTGCCGGTGACGAGGTCGGCGGCCATGGACTCGGCTCGCCGGCCGCCGGCGGCGAGTGCCTCGGTCCACTCGTTGCCTTCTCGGAGGGCGTGCCAGTACGCGTGGAACGGTGCGTCGGTCGCCGGCACGGTGCTCACCGCGGGCACCACAGCGGGTCGATCAGCGAGGAGTGCGTAGTAGCCGGCTGACGTGTTCGCCGTTGCCGTACGTGCCGCCACGAACAGGTCCGAGGTGGCGTCGGTGAATCGAGCGATGTCGACCCGGTCCCATGTGCCGAGCTGCTCCCAAGCCCGTAGCGATGCTGCCGTGGTGCGGTCGGTGATCGACGCAAGGCGCCGCTGAAACCGTTCCGTGACCGTGACGGCCTGGGACTCAGAGAGTGGCACCGGTGTCGGCCTGATCGACATCGCCGACGAGCAGGCTCTGCGCTGCGAGCTCGCCGCGCATCCGGGCGATCTCCTGCGGCGACTTCTGCAGCACGTCCCGAGCGATCGTCTCCAGGCTGATGCCGGCGGCGTGGTACTTGGCGACGGCGTCGGCCTTCTGCTCGAGGCTGTAGCGCACCGTCGGCGCCCAGATGACCTCCATGTCGCCCCGCGACGCCCGCTGTGCGTCGCCGGCGTACGCGAAGGCGAGCGCCATGACCTGCTCGTAGGACTCGGCCTGCTGACGGTTCCGGTCAGCGACCTTGAACGCCCGGGCCTCACGCTTCAGCTGCGCGCCCTCGGCGGAGCCGCCGTTGTCGTCGGGGAACAGGTACTGGATCGGGGTCTGCGTCGCGCCGCAGATGCTGACGACGTCCTGTTTCTCGGCCTGCAGGATCGGGCCGAGGTCGATGATGCCCGACTCCCAGATCTCAGCCGTCTGCGGCAGCTGCCAGAGCTCGCCGGGCCCGTTCATGAAGTTGCCCGAGTAGTCGATCTCCTCTCCGGAGATCGGATCCACGTTCGGGAGGCCCTTGATGCCGCGCTGACGGAACGCCTGCATCGTCATCGCTTCGAGCCGGTTCAGCACCGTGAACGTCACCCGGTCGAGCGCAGCAAGGTGTGCCTCGAACTCGCCCTCGGGGGTGCCGTTGATGCCGGCCAGGTTGAGGAACTCGACGACCGGTACCTGTGGCACCGGGAGCTTCTCGGGTGAGCCGTCGAGCGTCCAGCCGCTCATGGAGACGTCCTCGACCCAGGAGCCGGTGTCGCCTGATGCCCGCTTTCGAGAGGCCTTGACCATCCATCCGGGCTGGGGGAAGAACACTGCCCGGTCGAACCCTGCGTCCTTGTCGACGTACAGCTTGAGCGCAGCGGTCGCCCTCCGCCGGCGCTGCGGGTCGTGACGGACGATGACCTCCCGAGGGTCCTCCGCCGTGATGAGTGGGGCGCCGGTCTCCGGGTCGACGGGCCCGACCATCATCGCCGCTCGACCCATTGACAACGTCGCCCGGTCGACGAGCATGTGGTCGGCGTCGAGGCTGTTCGCCTGCCAGATCCGCCACGCCTCAGCGTCGCCACCCTCGTCGCCGGCGGCGCCAGTGCGGAACCCGATCGGCTCCATCAGTTCCCGGGTCGCCTCGACGATCACGCGGGCCAGGTTGAGCCGGGAGATCTGCATGAGCCGCTGGTACGACTCCCGCACGTGCCGGCCGGCGTGGACGGGGATGCCGTTGACGCCCCGGTAGTAGTCCTCGAGGTTCGTCAGATGCGCCCGACGATCGCTGAGATCCGTCGCCATCTTCTGCAGGAGTGCCCCGGCGGGCGAGCTGGTGTCGATCACGCGCTCACCCCCAAGGGTCAACTCAGTCGGCGAGGCCGGTACATCTCTGCGTCGGGGGCGGTCACCCCCCTGCTCACTGCGTCGAGCCGTGCCTGCCACGCCAGGATCGCCGCCACGCAGGCGTCGATCTTGCGGGAGCTGTAGTCGTGCTCCTTGGCGACGGTGAGCTTCCCGCCGCGGGTCCGCCGGCGTGCGTTGAGCACGTGGCGGGTGAGGGCGTAGGAGCCGTCGTGGGTGAGCTCCGGCGTCTCGACGTTGCCGATGGCCAGCGCAGCGTTGCGGATCGACCCGTCGAACTGCTCGACCGCCCGCTGGATCAGCCCGGTGCGGCCACCGGACATCCACCATTCGAACGGGTGGTCCTTCGACACCTTCACGGTGGCCCGGGCGCCGTAGGTGGCCTCCCATGTGTTCACCGTCGATCGCCAGTCCTTCGCCGGATCCGCGTAGAACGCTGCGACGTTCCACCGACGGAACGCGTCAGCGACCGCCGTCTCGACCTCGACGAGCGGCGGTTGCCAGTCCGGCCACGTTGCGGTGTCGTCCGGGGCCTCCCAGACCCCAACAGTGAACAGGTGACCGTCCGACACCCGGCAACCGATCAGCGCCGTAGCGTCCGGCTTGCCCTTCGCTCGACCACGGGATCCGTCGAAGCCGAGCACAACGACGTCGCGGTCGGCGATCACCTTGCGGGCATCCAGGCAGGCCGCCCAGTCGGTCTGCGTCACCAGGGCGTCCGAGGCGTGGGTGATCTGGTTCAGGAAGTCGGCACGGGCCACCTGTGGCGCCGTCGACGGATCCCAGATCGTCGCGATGATCACGTCGAGGTCGACGTGACCACCCTTCGATGCCGCCGAGTCGCCGTACACGTACTCGAGGCCGGCGAGTAGCGACTCCCGGTCCGCCATGTCCGTCTCCGGCGGCGCTTCCCGATGGTCGTAGTAGAGGCCGTCGTCCTTCGCCTTGCCCTCACGGATCGCCGCCCAGAACGCTGCGGACTCCTCCGCCACCGACTCCTCACCGGGGATGAAGGCGTTCGGCGACTCGATCGTCGACCCACCGACCTTCGCAGCGTTGATCCGCATCGTCGACGCCAGCTTCGGCCCACCGTTCGACTGGACCCACTCCTCGGTCTGGTCCAGCACAGCGAACACGGCTCGATTGCCCTTCACGGTGCGAGCCGACGACGTGACCGTCTCGATCCTGCCCCTCGGCAGGTTCACGAACGTGTCCAACGGCTCGAGCCCGGGGTACAGGTCGAGCGCCGGGCCCTGCAGCATCTCGAGCAGCGGCGACCACGTGTTCTTCGTCTGCGTCTCCGACACTGCAGCGATCTGCACCAGCGGCGTCCGGATCGACGCCCACGGCCGGCCAACCGGTTGACCATCGGCGTCCCATCCATCAGGCACGACATCGCCGAGCGCTTCAAGGCACGCAGCGGCGGCCAGCATCGGCGACTTGCCCCAGCCACGTGGCCGGGAGATCACGCCACGGCGGTACCGCCGACGGCAGGTTCGCGGGTCGAGCTCGTAGAACCGGAGGAAGAAATCCTCCTGCTCGGGGTACAGGCGGAACGGCTCATACTCAGCCCGGTCCGGCGCGGCGAGCACCTGGGTGATCCAGTCGATTGCGTACCAGCCGAGTGTCGGGACCTCACCCGGCTCGGATGGCTTCCACGGCATCAGCCGGCGTCGGCGTCAGGTTCCGGCAGGGCGCGCAGCGGGCCGCGACGCTCGCGGGCTGCAGCACCCGGCTTCTCGGCTCGGCGATCCTCGGCCTCGTCCGCTGCAGCGAACGTGATCCGCAGCCGTGCCCGATCCTCCGGCGTCGCACCGAACTTCGCGACCCGCAAACGGAGCTCGTTCGCCACCGACGTGCGACCCGACCAAAACGCCGCGTGCAGCACCGCCGTGTCGAGCAGCTCCGACCAGTCCGTCGACGTGAACTCGGCGGCCAACGGGGACTCGCCCCACATCTGCCACCACTCCTCGGTCCGGGCCGGCCACCGGAACTCGACCAGCTCGCCATCCTTCTCGACGTGGAACGATGGTAGATCCGGCTGAGCGGCAGGCCCCGCCGTGATCACCCGCAACGCAGCGGGATCGG